CCGGGACTGGCGCGAAGTTCTGTTTCGTCATCGGCACGGACGCAACAGCAACGGCGCATACGATCAAGGTCGCCAACACCGCCGATGCAATGACTGGCGTAACGGTTCTTGCAACCACCGCAACCGGCGAGGTAACGGGCTTCGCCACAACTGCGACTGACGACACGATCAGCCTGAACGGCACAACCAAAGGCGGATGCAAGGGCGATCGCATCGAGATCATCGATGTGGCAACTGCAGTGTTCCAAGTTTCGGTTATCGGTCGCGCAACTGGAACAGTCGTTACACCATTCTCGGCGTCGGTCTAAGACTCGACTGCGTAAGCAGCTATCAACCGGGGTCGGCATCCGGGGAGTAAAAGCCGACACCATTCCACTCTCTGATAGGGGTACAACATGAAAAGAAGTCTATTAATCGGGTGCGGAAACTCGCGCACTAAGAAAGTATTTTTGCACGGCGAGAATGAATGGGCCGGTGAGTTGACGACGCTGGACATGAACCCGAACTGCGGCGCAGATGTGGTGTTTGATCTGGATAGTCTGTGTATCCCGATGCGCCATAAATTGTCAGGCTATCCAGGACTGCCATTCGAGAATGAATCATTCGACGAGTTGGCCGCATATGACGTTCTCGAACATATGGGCCGGCAGGGCGATTGGCGTTGCTGGTTCACGGAGATGTCTGAATACCATCGGATTCTGAAGCCAGGCGGGACATTCGGCATCATCGTGCCAACCGGTGCGGATGCATTGGCTGATCCTGGTCATACCCGGTTCATCACAGCGAATTACTTTCTGTTTCTGAATCAAGGCTGGTACGACGAGCAGTTGAAGCAAAACCGGCAAGTCACAGATTATCGGTGGTACTGGACTCTAAACTTTGATGTCTTGCACATGCAAAACATCGAAGATCATCATCTGTCCGTCATGTTGAGGAAGTCATGATGGAATTCGACATGACCGATGTGAGTGTGATGATCGGCATTCCATGCGGGCCGGATCTGCCTTGGCAGACATTGCAGTCTATTGTGGAAACTTGCCTTGCCTTGCGAGACAAGGGAATTCCATTTGAGTTAAAGATGGTCGCCGGCTGCTCGATCGTTGAGCAAGCCAGGTCGAAAGTCACATACGAGTTTTTGCAAAGTTCGATGAATCGGCTTTTTATGATCGATTCTGACATGCAATGGAAGGCGCAGGATTTCATTCGGATGCTCGCGCTATCGACAAAGATGGATGTTGTTTGCGCAGCGTATCCAGCGAAACGGGATGCTTGCACGTTCATGCTCAAGTGGGGCGAAGACGAACTTGTTTCAAATGAATATGGCTGTGTTCCCATTGATGGTGTAGGACTCGGATTCACCATCGTACATCGCGGGGTGATTGCGGAACTTTCCGACAATGCACCGAAATTGATGTTTCCAGGAATGGATAGCCCGATTGCACACATATTCCGCTGCGATGCGGACAACGGCGCGTTCCGAGGTGAAGACATGGCATTTTTTGCGGATGTGAAAGCGCTTGGCTACAAGGTCAATCTTGACCCGAATGTATCGCTCGGCCATGTCGGGACGAAAACCTACACCGGCTCGATACTCGATGCGATGCGACGAGAAGAAAGCCACTCAACCAAAGACCCTTATGGGTCTTTTTTATTTTCAGGAGCATGAATATGCCACGCGGAACCCCACGCAGCAAAGAAGCAAAGCATCACCCGGTTATGTCTACAGGCGGCATCAGCACAGACGAGGCGGAAATCCCGCAGCAAAAACCACGTTCCGTTCATGTCACCGCAGACGGAGTGGCGCTGTCGCCTCAAGGCGTGATTGTGACCGAGCCGATTATCGACATGGAAAAGATGGCGATGCTGGCATTCATGTCTGAAGAAATCACCATCCGCATCGGCACGACTACCGACAAGAACGCAGAAAAGATTTTCGAGATCAACATCAATGGGAAAAACTTCCTGTTCCGGCGTGGCGGTACTTACACGGTCCCGCGTTACGTGGTTGATCGCATGCTGAGACTGAAGCCTACCGTCTACACGCAAGAGGAAGTGATCAACAGCGAGGGCGTGAAAGAGTTTATCCACCCCGGCCATTCCGCATTGAAGTATGACTTTACCGTAGAACGTGATGGCAATCCACGCGGTAGCGAGTGGCATCGCGCAGTAATGAATGAGCCGAGCTAATTCATGTCGATGACGTTCGTACAGCTAGCCTCTCGCTTACGGCAAGAGGTTGGCGGGGCTGGTACTGGTCCAACTTCCGTTGTATCGCAGACCGGCGAATCACGTCGCATTGTCGATTGGATCGCTTCGGCTGACGAAGACGTGCAACGCAAGTACGATCAATGGAAGTTCATGGTCGGCTCATTCACGATCAATACCGTGGCTGACGATGGATCGTATGCCGCATCTGATTGTGTGACACCCGTTACCAACTTGCGCGACTGGCGGATAAAGACATTCCGGATTTACCTCTCAGCGACTGGTGTGTCAGACGAAACCCGTCTTGCTTACATTGACTATCAGGACTGGTACGACCTCTACAGCGTAGGCACACAGACCAGCGGCAGGCCGATTCATTTCACGATTGGCAATGATATGTCGATCAAGCTCGGGCCTGCTCCTTCTGCTGTTTATCGTATCTCAGGCGAGTATAAAAAATCTGTCACGACGATGACGGCGAACAGCGACACGCCAGTTTATCCATCTGATTATCACATGCTGCCTGTCTATGCCGGAATGATGGATTACGGACGCTATACCGGCGCAACGGAAGTCTATCAAGACGGCGAAAAGAAATACAACAAACTGTTGCGTCAGATGGAGCGCACACAGTTGCCGCAAATGCGACTAGGTGGACCGTTGGCATGATCCAGATTCCTCCTGTTCAGTCGTCATTCTTTGAATTCAATGGCGGGCTGGATCTTGTAACGCCACCTGTCAAGATGAAGCCCGGTGTTCTGCGAGCTGGGTCGAATGTCGAATGCGGGATCAATGGTGGCTATGCACGGATGGCCGGGTATGAGCGCTATGATGGCAGGGCAAAACCATCTGCTGCGACGTATTCGATTCTCGAATGCACGATTACCGGGTCAGTTTCAACCGGCGATGTATTGACCGATAACGCAGGCACTTCGTACGGGACAGTCATTGCATTGCCGACTGGCCAGGCTGTTCTCACGCTTGTCACTGGCACATTCTCGACAGGGAATATCAAAGTCGGCGCAACGGTTGTTGGTACGTGTGTGGGAGCGCAAACAAGCTCATCTGCGTCAACCCCGGCGTTGAATGCGAGCTACAAGAATCTCGCGGCGGATGTCTATCGCGCACTGATTGGCGTGGTTCCAGGCTCTGGCAGCGTGTATGGCGTGGCGATGTACAACAGCACGCTTTACGCTTGGAGAAACAACGCAGGCGGAACCGCGTGCGTGATGCACGTCAAATCCGCGAGCGGATGGACTGCAGTAACGATGTACAACGAAGTCAGTTTTACTGCTGCAACTGGTATTTCAACAATCGTTGACGCAGGAACCCTGACACAAGGCGGCGTGACCGCAACGATTCAGCGCGTCGTGGTGCAGAGTGGAAGTCTGTACGGCGGGACTGCTGCAGGCCGGTTGATCATCACCAATCCGGCAGGAGGAAACTTTGCTGCCGGTGCGGCGACGGTTGGGGCTGGTACGTTGACGATTTCCGGCGCGCAGACGGCGATTACGTTTTCTGCCGCAACAAGACAGTTTGAGTTTGCGATTCACAACTTCGGCGGCGGTACTGGCGCAGGAAGCAAGCGACTGTATGGCTGCGATGGAGTGAGCCGGGGATTCGAGTTTGACGGAACCACGCTTGTCCCGATCGTGACCGGCATGACGACTGACGCGCCAACGCACGTCAATATCCACAAGAATCATCTGTTTTTCTCGTTCGGTGGGTCTGCCCAACACTCAGCAATAGCCAATCCCTACATCTGGTCAGTCGTGTCCGGCGCTGCTGAATTAGCGATCGGCGACACGGTTACCGGGATGTTGAGCATGCCAGGCTCAGAGAATACCGGCGCACTCGCTCTCTACGCGCGCAACAAGACAGCGGTTTTGTACGGCAACAGTTCAGCCGATTGGAAGCTCGTTACCTACAGCGACGAAGCAGGAGCCTTGCCGTACACGATCCAGTACATCACGCAAGGCGTGGTGCTGGATGACAAGGGCATCACGTTGTTATCTGCCACGCAGGCATATGGCAACTTTGCCGATGCGATTGCTTCGTCACAGATCAAGTCTGCGATGAATGACTTGGCCAACACCGCCATTGCGAGTTGCATCGTTCGACAAAAGAACCAGTACCGCGTTTTCTTCACTGGCGGCGATGCGCTTTACATGACGTTCGCCGGCCAGAAGATTCAAGGCATTACCCGCATGACTCTGCCCGACCCTGCGACTTGCATGATGTCCGGAGAGGGATCGAGCGGGCTGGAAGAAATTTATTTCGGGTCGAGTGATGGCTATGTCTACCAGATGGACATCGGCACGTCATTTGATGGCGATGCAATCACTTGGACCGCAGAACTTGCGTTCAATCATTTCGGTAGTCCGCGTCAACTCAAGCAATTCCGCAAGGCGGTAACGGAAGTCTCTGGTGGTGAATACGCAGAGTTCTACCTTACCCATCGACTCGGGTACGGATCAACCGAATACGACGCATCGCCTACATCGACAGCGACATCGAATATCGCATCAGGGAATTGGGATGACGGGAGTTGGGACGCGATGTATTGGGATGGACAAGTTCTATCCCCTGCCGAATCTGACCTTACCGGCACCGCAGAAAATATCTCGCTGATTTACAGCGGTAGTTCGGATCAGTTTGTTCCGTTCACGTTGAATTCGGCAATCGTGCATTACACCAATAGAAGGAATTTACGCTAATGGCTTCGTCCGACTACTACGAGCATTCTACCTACCCGAGCACAAGCGCCACACTCGCATCTTCTGCGATGCGGGCCGAACTCGACCTGATAACCAGCGGGATCAGCGCAAAGCTACCTGATTTGTCCGGCAATGGCTCGAAAATTCTAGCGGTGAATTCCGGCGCATCTGCGCTCGAAGCAATCACCACAACCGGCACAGGGTCAGGTGTTCGCGCAACATCCCCGACATTCACGACGCCTACTCTCGGCGTTGCATCTGCTACCACAATCAACAAGGTCACATTCACCACACCGGCTACGGGCGCGACATTGACGCTTGCGGACGGCGCGACTTTCGCAATGGCCGGCGCTTATGCCGGGACACTGACATTTACCGCTGCAACCAACGTCACCCTACCGACTACCGGAACGCTGGCAACCTTGGCCGGATCGGAAACACTGAGCAACAAGACGCTCACCGCGCCAGCTCTCGGAACTCCTGCGTCGGGGGTTTTGACCAACTGCACAGGAACGGCATCAGGACTGACGGCGGGCGCTGCAACGACTGCTGTTACTGCCACAGACACCGCATCCAAGACCGGCACAGGATCAACCTATGCTACCAACACATCTCCCACGTTCGTTACTCCGACACTCGGCGCGGCGACTGCCACATCCATCAACGGCAATACGTTCACGACCGGAACATACACGCTCACAGGAACGGCAGGCAAGACGCTGAATTTCAGTAATTCGCTCACGTTGGCCGGCACTGATTCAACAACGATGACATTTCCTACTGCTTCCGCGTCAATCGGGCATCTCGGCATTCCGCAGCAAAGCCAGGCAACGGGATATACCTGCGTGATCGGTGATGCTGGGAAGCACGTCTATACAACATCGAGCGGCGGCACATACACCATTCCTGCAAATGCTTCAGTTGCCTATCCGGTCGGCACTGCGCTTTCATTCATTAATCGCAGTGGCGGCAGCGTCACGATTGCAATCACCACTGACACAATGTATCTGGCCGCAGCAGGAACAACCGGCAGCAGGACGCTAGGTAACTACGGCATGGCGACAGCAGTAAAAGACACGGCTACAACCTGGATTATCGCCGGGAGCAACCTAACGTGAGTGGCATACAGCAAATGATGCTCACAACCAGCGCTTCGACAGGCTCTCAACTATTCACGGTCGGCGGCACATTCACAGTTCCGGCAGGCGTATCAAGCATTTGTATTGCTGCATGCAGCAGGGGGCTGGATGGTTCCGCTGGCGAGGCGAATAACTGGGATGGATTTGGTTCAGGTGGAGCAGGCGGCGCTGGTGGTGATGGCGGTTCGCTTGCGTGGAAAAACAATATCTCAGTTGCTCCAGGCGATACGATTTCAGTAAGTTTTTCTGGCGGCTCGATTGCTGGCGCAAGAAGCGTGACAGATGGCAGAGGCGGATTTTCTGCCGGGTGGGATGTCACTTATCTCGGCGGTATCGGCGGGGCCGGTCAGGCACACGCAAGCGGACAAAACGGCAAGCCTGGCGGCGCAGGCGGTTCGGCTGCGACATGGGGCGGCGTTGGGTTAGATGGCGGCGCTGCTCCTGGCAGCGTGAATGGAGCATCGGAAGCCGGCTATCCAGTTGACATCTACGGAGTAATCACCAGCACATCGCAAGCGTTAGCGTCGTACGGATCAACCATTTATAACGGCAGTAATGCAACAAGTTACGGCGGCGGCGGCTCTGGTGGATCTGGACAGAATCACTCTGGATCGGGTGGTGCTGGACCAGGTACAGCAGGGACTGCTTCCGGTGGATTTGTCCGATTTATTTGGGGATCAGGCAAGTCATTCCCATCGAATGCGAACTTCTGATGATCCGCATCGACACACCAAAGCGGCGCTTGCAGGTAGTGCTGGCGGGCGCGATCACGACTCGGCAAATCCCGGTATTCGTTTCGTTCATCGATCGCATGGTTACACCGCACAATGGGCCGACGCCGTACGATGGATCGACCGTCATCACGAATACCAACAGCACAACGGCGGTCAATGTCTGTATTTCACACAAAGACAATCCGCCGAATATCGCGACCGCCAACATCATCCGGGATATTGATTCTGTCGTCATCAACAACGTCGATACTGCAGCGGCCACGGTAACGGTATCAATGGATGATAACGGGACGAGTTACACGATCATCAAGGCGGTTCTTGCTGTAGGCGACATGCTGGTTTATTCGCATGACTCTGGATGGCATTGCCTGGACACGAACGGAAATACGAAATTCGCATCAACTGGCGCAGCGTCAGTATCCGGAACATTGGCCCAATTTGCCGCGACGACTTCCGCACAATTAGCCGGCGTTATTTCCGATGAGACTGGATCGGGGGCGCTGGTATTTGCAACATCGCCGACACTGGTAACACCAACGCTCGGGGCGGCCACTGCAACCAGCGTATCAACCGGGACGTTGACAGAAACAACAGGCGAAGCCTTCACAGATTACACACCAACAGCTTCCGCCGAAACTGGCACATGGGGATCGCTTACGGTAACAACTGCTCGGTATAGGAAAGTCGGAAAATTATTAATTCTAACGTTCCAAGTTAATTCAACCGTCTCGACTGGGTCGCCGACTCAATTCAGGCTAAGCCTGCCAAGTAGCTATACGCTGAAAGGCACTCAACAAGGCGCGGCCCTGCTTTATGTTTCAGCAAGGGAGGTCGGCTACTACACCGGAAACAATGGTGACGGGTATATCGCTTTTTCAAAAATCCCTACCGTTGCATTCACTGGAACGAACTACGTTATTCAAACACTTTTTATTGAGATCAACTAGATGACAATTTTGTTTGCTTTTGGTGATTCGATCACGGTTGGTTATTCATCCACCGTGCCATCCAATGCGTGGTCCGCGAAAGTTGCCGCTGCACGCTGCATGACTCTCGACAATAGAGCTGTGTCAGGGAACCAGATTCAAGATACTGCAGCGCGTGTTTATAGTGCCGTAGTCACAAGTAGCTCCAAATCAGTTTGGCTAGCCGGGTATAACGATTACCGATACTGCGGAACAAATCCACTTTGGCACGAAACGTATAAGCACGGAATCGCTGCGATGGCCGTATGGTTAGCCATACCGGAGTGCGCAAAAGTCCGCGCCCGCGCCGCGTCTGTTAGCGGATCATGGCTTGATACATACGTGTACGGGAACAATCTCGGAAAATATTCAAACACGCAAAATTCAACGCTGACATTCCAAGTATCTGGAACCGTTGTTTATGTGGCGTCCATTGCAATGCAAAACCCGGTTGGCGGAATACTTGGCGTGAGTATTGATGGCGTTCCGGTCGGAGTAGGGCATTGCTACGGATCTGCGCCAGCCAATTCAGGCGTCGGCTATTCGCCGTATCTAATGCGCTTTGACGGATTGGCCGCAGGGCTGCATACCGTTGTCGTATCAGTTGAAAGTGCGAGTGCTGGCAATGTCTTCGTTGATTGGGTTGCTGGCAATTCTGTATCTGGCCCCGCAGTGCGAATCGCTGGCCCGCTGCGTTTCAAACTCGGCTGTTACGACGCCTCGCAAATGCCAGCGTTTAACAATGGCAGCGTAGAAGCGGCGGACAAATTCAACCAAACGACGCGAGAGATTGCCGCAATGCTGGCTGACGACGGCCTTGATGTCGGATACGTGGACGCGAATAGTCTATACGCGCCAGATACTGGCGACAACGACTGGCCTGATGTGCATCCAAACGATAGCGGCCATCAGCATATTGCCGATGCGTTTCTAGGCGCAATTTAACTCGGAGACTCCGATGAAACCAATCTACCTTCTCGCCGCTTTTGCTATTCCCGCATTCTCCGCACCACTCACCATCAACACATGCGAAACCTACACGGTAGTGAACAATCAGTTGATGTGCGCAGGAGCGCCTACGCCTAGCCCAACTCCTACGCCAACGCCTGCTCCGACGCCAGCCCCAACTCCAACACCAACACCAGTTCCAACGCCTACGCCAACGCAATTGTGCGGGACATCTGCGAACCAGCTCGACAGCGGGATTCTCGCAAACATCAATTATTTCCTGAATTTTGAAACCATGTCCGGGTTGAATTTCGTCTGGCCGCTCAATCGCGGCAATTCGATTTCCGTACAGATCATGACCGGTGCCGCTGGCAAGGCAGGCAATTTCATTCTGGAAGCTGCCGAGAGTCAAGTCGGGCAGAGCGTTGACAAGTTCCTGAACGTCTCACAGACACGATGCGACTTCTCCTATGCGCAAATCAATGCCGGTTCATTTTGTGGTGTATCTGGTGCGGCCGGTGCGATTCAGTACCGCGTCGAGAATACTGGTACGCCTGGTTCCAACTATTGCAGCCTCTTGCCGAATACAACCTATTTCTTAAACCTGCGCAATGAGTCTGCTTCGTATCGATCGGCGAGAGGTCAAGACACTTGCCCGGTCAATGCACAGGGCGGCGGGTGCGGTTTGCTGTTTCAGTTTCATTGATTTTGCAGGGGAGACGATAAAAATGTCAGATGAAGAGATTGCAACGATGAGAACGGACGAAGGATTCAGGGACTTCACGGCCAATAAACTGCGAAGCTTGGAGCAATCGATCCTCGAATTGAGCCACGCATTTACAACGGCGATGAAGCACTCCAACGACACCACAGACCGCAGATTGAATCTCGGTGAGGCACGTATGAGCCGCATCGAAACTGCTTTGCGCGAAAACACCGATTCAACGAATGAAACAAAGGAAGGCGTCAAGGAAGTTCTCGACGTGGTGACTGCGTTAAAGGGCGGGCGAACAGTTCTCGGCTGGGCTGGGAAGGTTTTTGTTTGGCTTGGCGGATTGGCTGGCGCATGGGTGGCTTTTTCCGCGCTCGTACATGACAAGATGCCCTGGCAATGAGCAACCCGCGCAATAAGTGGTTGGCATCTAGTGCCGGCGCATTTGTATTGCTGGTTGGCGGTCTTACGTTGTGGGAGGGCGATGTCAGGGCCACTTACGACGATGTGGCGATGATCGCAACATCGTGCATTGGGCATACCGGCCCCGGCGTGGAGCGCGGGCGGACATACACAAAGGCAGAATGCGAGCAGTTTTTACGCGAGGATTTGGCGGAACACACCGCGACGGTTTTGCGGTGTGTGAATGTGCCGATAAGCGAGAAAACATATGCCTCATTCGTGATGACATCGTTCAACATCGGCGCGTCTCGATTCTGTAATTCGAGCGCACTGCGCAAGTTTAATGCTGGCGACTATTACGGCGGCTGTGACTTCACCGCGTGGAGTAAAGCGCGGATCAATGGCGAATTGAAGGAAGTGCGCGGCCTGATGAATAGACGTTTGTACGAAATGCGATTGTGTAGAGAGGGCTTGCAATGATGTACCACTTCGTTCTTGCTGTGTGCCTGCTGTTCGTTCTCGCTGGATTCGTTTCAATCATGCGGCCATCGAATGGCGGACAAGCATTGACGAATTTTGGCGTCGGCGTTTTCTTGATCGTGATTGGCGCAATCGGCGCGGTGCTGGCTAGTCTTGTGGAGTACCTATGATCCTTTCCCCGTACGCATGGCTTGCCGTTGCCGCTCTCGTTCTTGGTCTATTCGCGGGAGTCTATTGGAAGGGCTATACCCACGGTCGCGACAACGTACGCGCTGAGTGGCAGGAAGAAAAGGATGCGCGTGTCGTTGCTGAAAACAAAGCAACCGCAAAGCGCATCGCTGAAAACGCCGCCATCGCTACAAAGAATAATTTCGACAAGATCAAGCTCAAAAAAGGATACGAAAATGAAATCGCTAAGCTGCGTGCTGATGGTGCTATTACTCCAATCCTGCGCCTCAGCGCCGCAGATTGTGGATTTGCCGGAACCAGCCAAGGCGATCGCGCCAGCGGAGGGAATGCAGACGTTGCCGGCTCCAGGGTACTTTCGCCGCAAACTGCTCGGGGTCTTTTCGAGTTAGCCGACCAAGCAGATGAATACATGGCGAGTTGCCGGACGCTTCAAGAATTCGTGAAAGAGCAGGGGATGGCGCCATGATGTCGCCCTACACAATGATGCTCCTGCAACTCCACATGCTGCAATTGGCCGCGCTGTATTGGTTGCCGCCTAAGATTGAAAAGAAACCGCATTTGACTCTCGTAAAGGATTGAACATGGCCGGACTAATTGGCAGCAATATTACTGCGCCGAAGATGATGGATACAAATGGTTTGCTTGGTAGTGGTGCGCAGACTGGCGGGATTGATCCTGCTCCGCAAACCACGGCAATGCAGCGCAAGTTGAAATCCATGTACAACACGAATACGGATCTGACCAACGAAGCAAATTGGCAGGGCAACAAGTACACAGGCCCGACCACGACTTATACCGGGAAAAACGGACAAAGCACGGCAAGCGCAGGTTATCAACTCGGCGGCGGCTTCGATACTTACATGAGCCAGTACGATCCAGATGGCGTTACCGCAGATCAGATGCGCGCAGGGATGACAAGCGGCGCGTTCGGCTACAAGATGAACGATGCGCAGATCAATGACTTTCTCGCGCGCCCGAATGCAGCGCAGCAGTACCAATCACTGGCAGCATCGCAAGCACCAATGACAAAGATGCAGGACTCCAATGCGGCAGGGGCAGCAGCAAGCGCATCCGTCAACACAGCGAGGAATGCTGATTTTCAGGGAACGCTGAACGCAATGTATGGCCCGAATGATCCGCGCCGGATTGCATCGAATTATTCCGAGCAAAAGGTAAATGGCCAATACATCGGGCCTGCGACCAATCTGCCGGTTCTCAATCAAGCAAATTACACTTCGTTCTCGCCAGTTCCGCCCGGTGGAACGCCTACTGCAACACCGACACCGACCAATACACCAACCCCTACTCCTGCGCCGATCGGCGGCAATCCAGGATCGGGCGGGCAAACTCCGACGCCTACCGCTACACCAACGCCAACCACTGGCGGGCCTGACCCTTTGCCTGGATCTCCATCGCCTACAACAGAAAACCCGCCTCCACAAGGATGGCTTCCTGGTTGGCCTGGCGTCCCTGCGCCTGTCGCCCCTGGCGTTACTCCGGGCGGCGCAACTTCGTCTGGTACGTCAACATCAGAATCTGACAACAGAAGCTATGGGTACAACGCATCACTAGGTGGGGCCGTCAATTCGCAGGCAACCGGCTACGACGCGGCGCAATGGGCTGTCACACCAGAACAGCAAGTAGAAGATAGGTTGAATCGCATTCTCGGCGATCCAGATTCCTCGTTGATGAAGCAGGCCAAAACCCAGGCAATGCAGGCATCAAATTCAAAAGGACTGCTGAATTCGAGCATGGCAGCAACTGCCGGCGAAGATGCAATGATCCGGGCCGCACTACCAATTGCACAGCAGGACGCACAGACGAATGCAAACGCGGCACAGACGAATGCTGGCGCAACAAACAATTCTCGGGCATTTACTGCCGGCGCGCAGAACACATCATCCGGACTAAACGCACAACTCGGCACGCAAGCTAACCTGACAAATTCGGGCGAGATCAACAAGGCAAGCTCATTCACTGCCTCCGCGAAGAACGCGGCGGAAGCGTTGAGAGTCAATACGGATTCGCAAAAATGGATTAAACAACTCGATGTCAACACGCAAAAAGAATTGCAGTCCATGTTTGAGTCGAACAAGCAACTGATTCAAACAAATGCGACAGCAGCGGAATTGAACAAGTCATTTGCGCAAAACATGTTGCAAATTCAGAGCAGCACCATGACGGCGGAAGCTAAGAAGGCCGCAATTGATGGCCAGATCATCGCTCTGAATAACGGATTGGACACCATCGGCCACATCATTGGCTTCAATCTTGGAAAGTATTGGAAAAATGAAGACGGCACACCGAAGGAAATGGAAATTGCCGCGACTGGCGGAACCGGCACAAATCCAACAACCAATGCGCCAACTGGAACAACATTTAACCCGCAGACCGGCGTTTACGAATGATCACATATCAGTCTGAGTCGTACTTTACGGCCCGCGATGACGGTTTGATTCAAATGCACTACGACGAGATCGCCTTGCACAAAGAGGTAATCCCGCTCGATCCGGATTGGAATCGTTA